TCGGCCCCATCACGTTGATCGCCGGCGGAACCTGCCCATAGGCCGAGCGGTACACGTCTTGCGCCCCGGGCCCGCCCATCAGCGCCGCCGTGTCCACGTCCACGCCGGTCAACAGCCGGTTGGCCTGCCCCTGGCGCAAGCCCTGCGTCCGCGCCGGACCCTGCGCGAACATCTGCCCGCCGTAACCTTCCAGGTTGCCGAAGATCCCCCGGATCTCATCCAGGATGCGCTGATTGGCCGCGGTAGCTTCGTCGGTGGCATATTGCGTCCCCACGCCGCCGATCAGGTTCATAATCAGCCGCTCGATTTCGGTGTTGGCGCCCCCACCCGCCAGCCTTAATGCTTTACCCAGAAAACCCATGGCGACTCTCCACTTCTATGTGGGACCGGTTTTCAACCGGTCAATCAGGTCAGCACAAACACCAGCATCACGGTCAGGTCTTCGGCGTCACCGTTCGACCCGGCCACCGTGCAGTTCACTTCCAGATCCTCACCGTATTGAAGATCGTACTGCGCCGTATCGATCGCCACGGCCGACCCGTCAACCCACGTATCGGCCGCCCCGAGCTGGACCCCGTTCCCGCCGTCTTCGCTCGAAACCGCCACGGCGTTGACCTTGACGTTACATTTCGGCTGATTGGCCCCTGAATCCACCGATCCATGCAGCATATGGATCGACACCAGGTAAGCCGCCTTGCCGCCCCACTTCCGGGCGGAGTTGTTATCAGCGCTCAGCAGGTCAGCCGCCCCGTCGCCGTAGGTACTACCGATAAACAGAGTTTCCTGGTGGACCATTTCCGGCGTGCCGACGTACAGCGCGGTCACGTCGCCGCTCAGGGACGCCCCGCGAATGTCGATCGACGTATTCGCCACCACCGCAGCCACGATCCCGTAGTAGTCCGTCCCGCCGATGGTGTACCTGACCGGCAGGCCCACGGCCATATCCGACGTATTTGACATGGCCAGCGTGTCGGTATCGGTCGGCGTATCGGTATAGTACGCATCGAGCACCGTTTTCCAGCGCGTCACGGCCACGTTGTTGAGGGCTTCGCGGATCCCCTGTTCGGTGACCAGTTGCGTATCGACGCCTGGATCGTTGACGACGGTATTGAGGGTCAGCCCGTCCTTGAGCGTGCGGGTAGCCGCGTCCCATTGCGGCACCGAGTTCAGCGTGGTCGCCGCCGGCCCCAGCGCCAGGCTGTTCAGACTGATGAAATTGGCCACGGTGACCTTTTTGGTCACACCCGTCACCTCGACCACTACCAGATCAGTCCCGGCGATGGCTCCGGTTTCGGCGTCCAGATCGGCAATAAGCACTTCAGCGGGCATTACAAACCTCCTGCCACCAGGCGATCGTCGAGCCGTTTGGCATAGGCCCCGATGCTCACACAGATGGCCCGGCTATCGTTCGCCAGGATATGACTGTCATCGTCGGCGTTCAGGGTGCAGATCGGCGCCAGCGATTGATTGTGCGTCACGATTTTGCGGCTGACCCACGCCCGCCAGGTAGCCACGTTCAGGTTGATCGTACTACCCTCGTCGTCGATTAGCACCTTTCCCATTGGCGTACCCAGCGCGCACTCCAGCGTCAGTGATTCTTCGAGCGTTTGCAGCCGCGTTTCCATGTTGTCGAGCCACAGGCGGATGCGTTGCAGGGCTTGCCTGACCTCGTGGGCATACTCGGCGTTCGGATTGAATCCGCGCACGTAAACCGGTTCCGCCCGCCCCGCGTCGATTGTGACCGGCTCTTCCGCGACCAGCCCGGCCGGGAAGTACGCATTCGCGTAGCAGCCGCTATTAAAATACCTCTTCAAAAACATCAGCTCACATCCAACACGATCACTAACCGCTGCTCGTCGGCGTCCACGGTACACTGAATCCGGTTCTTCGTATCGTTCACGTCCCTTATGATCACTGAGTTGCCGGTAATGGTCAGTTTTCCAGCCAGCGCCGACAGCACGAGCCGAAGCGCCTGGCGTAACGTATAGCTGGTCTCGATCCCGTCCGCCCGGTCCAGGATCCCGTCCGCAATCTCGTTGACCGCGTCGGTATTAAGGCCGAGCGCTTTAACGATCACCCCGTCCGTCCCGGTATCCAGCAGGATCGCATCGATCAGCAGATCCAGCCGGCCCCCGTCGATCAAGTCGGTCAAGGCGCCCATGCGCGCCGCCGTAACTTCGTTGGTATTCGCCAGCTTCGTATCCAGATCCAGCCCGCCGGCGTCACTCACCGGCAACCCGCCCGCCGCATCCGCCGCCGCCGCCGGCAACGCCGTACCGGCCAGGCCGCGCGTGGCGCTGTACGCCGAATCACACAGCAGATCGTTCAAACCGGCCGCCCGAAAGCCGATCGTCGGACCCCGCCACGGCAGCACGCCGGTACAGTAGCCCGTGAACCAGCCGTAGCCTTCCGTATCGTTGTTGATCGACGCGCCGGCCGCCGCCGGGATCTCGATCTTGTAGATCCCGTCGCCGACGTGCGACCAGTCGTAATCACCACCGGTAGTCGGCGTCACGGCGGTTTGCGTGATTACCCCGGCCGACGTTACGAAGTTCCAGACCAGGTCCATCCCCGCCTGGTTGTAGACGATGGCCGTTTCGCGCGTCTTGAAGTCCGTATCGTCCGTCAGCGGAAAGATGTTCACCGGGACCGTTACGGCCGCATCAACGTCCATCCGGATGTCAGGCATATCGGTCTCCTTTACTGCTGCTGGCCGCGGTGGTAATGCGCCGGCGGTGCGTAGTACACCCGCATTTCGTGGCTATCAACCAACGCGGCCCCGGCTCCCACGGCATCCCACCGGGCTCGCACGGCGGCCCCGAATGTCGCCCCGCCCATGATCCAGGCGTACAAGTCGGTGGCCGCGTTGCCCCACAGATCGGCCGCCCCGCCATACGTTATGTCTTCCCAACTGCCGTTCGCCCAGGCGGTCCCGGACGCCTTGCTGTCGCCGCGCAGCGTGCCGTTGGTTTGCAGCTTGATCACCGAATCTTTGACGGAAGCGCCCGTTCCCTGATGGCGAATGCGCACCTCAATGCCCAGTATCGAGGCACCTGCCGGGATAAGACTTGTCCAACCGTAACCTTGCGAAATGAGATACGTTGTCGATGTGGCATCGACCACCGCTTCACAGCCGACGTCGTTCTTAACCTTGATTAGTGTGTGATCGTTCCAACTGTTCCCCGTCCCCACTGCCCCGCTGACTGCTGGTAATGTCCACGCCGTAACCGCCATTTCACAGTACGCCCTAATCTATAAGTTGCACGTCCGCCCGGGTCACTTTCGCCAGGATCGCCTCGATCGCCCAGCGCTGCGTCGCGCCGCCGGACACCTTGATGACCGCGGCTCCACCGAAGCCCTGGATACTTTCAACGTTGTTCAGCCCGGCCGCCCAATTCGTGCTTCCGGCCACGTTGCCGGAAGCGAACGCCGTATCCCCGTTCATGGCCGCCTCGACGGCCTCTTCCGCCGTCTCGGCCACGTGCACTTCCCAGTCCGCCGCCCCGCTGCCTTGCGGCAGCGCGGCCACGATCTCGTCCAGCATGCCGCCGTAGCCGTCCGGCCCCAGCGCGATCGGCCCGTACAGCACGTAACTGTCGATGGCCGTATCGTCGTCGTTCTCGCACTCGTCCCGGAACATCCGTGTGTAACCGTCGCGGCAACCCAGCAGCACGCCGTTGTCAAACGCCGATTGCGACGTGTGCCGCATGATCGCGGTCGGCTCGTGGTCATCCGCCAGACTGACCGGCCAGAACCCGCGCGACGACCAATCGAACCACCAGTGTCGCCGCTTGCGCGGATCGCCGCCCGTCAGAAACAAATGTACGCCTTCCGCGAAGCTGTCGTAGCTCATCAGCACTTCGTACTGTTCGGGATCCACCCGCTTCAACTCAAGCGGCAAGGGCCGGTCGGACAAATTTTCCGGCGGACTGGACCCGTCAGCCGGGACCACGAACAGCCCGTCCTGTCCGAGAAACAGGATCAGGTTATTGGGCCCGTAGCACCACGCCCCCATCGAGACAATTCCATGATCGCGGCTGAAGTTATCCAAACTACCACCCAGCGCCGGATCACCGCGCAAGATCCACAGTTCGTCCGAGCAACCGAAGATCACAAAGTCATCCCCGAACGGCGCCACCGCCGTGATCGGTTTACCAAGTAGCCCGGCGTCGGCCACCGGCCCGCCGACCGCCCGTTGCGCGTCGTTTACGTCAGCGCCGATGTCCCAATCCCACGGATTGTTCTGCCGGCACATGTACCAGACGTGCTTACCCGCCAGGATGATGCGCGCCCGGTAAGTTGCGATCAGATTACAACCCACCGGCAGATTGCCCACCATAGGTATATTTAGTCGTTCGTACCAAGGCATCAGTAGGTCGGTCTTTGGATCATAAACTTTTGGCCCGACCTCGATGCTGAACGTAACCGGCCCGGCGCTACTGTTGACTGGATAGAGTCTCAAATATCGCGGATCGGTTCCGAGCACACCGCCAATTCCATAAGTCCCGGCGAGCGCGCCGCTGCTGGGTGTTTCCTTTGATACGGCCACCAGATCCACAAGTTGGTCGATTCCCACCGTGTTCCAATCATCCACACCATCGGCTTCCAGGAGCGTCCCGCCGGTTCCCTGCGAAATGTCCCCGGCGCCCCGCAATACCGGCGTGCCACAATCGGCAATGTACAAACTCTGGCCGTACTGGGTGGCGTGCATTAACCGATCGCTGGCTAACGTATAGTCACTTGCTACCAACGACAGGTTGCCGACTTCCTTCTCACGGAACAGCCGCCCATCGCCTGAGCACACGATAATGCTGGCTTGCTTTTCGACCGTTTCAGTCGAGTAGAACATCTGCCGGAACTGGCGGAAGAGCGCCACGTCTTCGTCATCGACCACCACCGCGCCGAACCCCATCGTCTGCCAGCCGGTTTCCGGGTAGGTATAAGCCGGGCTCGCGGCCACAATGTTGATCAGCGTGACACCCCGAAAGTGCAGCGCAATAAGCACCGTGTTGGCTGTATTATAACCCACGTACAGACTCATCCAGCCGGCACACGGGTAGGTCGTACTTATTGCGCCCAGCTCGCCCGGCTGACCAACATCGGTACTGTCTACATTCTTGGTCAAAGCGCCGACGTGGTCATACGTTTTTACGTTGGCATTGATATTGCCATCGGCCGCCATCTCGATTTCCGCCACGATCCCGCCGCCCGGATTACCTGTCGGATCGTAACCACCGTTCATCAGCCCGGCGTACAACCGATATTTGGCCCCGCGATAGGCCCCGTTGTACGGCGCGATGAACGCCTGGACATAGTACCGGCCCGATTCGACCTCCACGTTTTGCAGTGGTCCGACACAGCCGTCCAGGCGGGTGCCGTTGCTGTAGGCGATTCTGGCCCAGCCGTCACCGTTGAGCGTCGGGAAACTACCCATCCAGGTGGGAATGGCCCATTCACCGCTCAGGTCGCGGCCGGCGAAATCGTCTTCGTACAGGTCGAAATCGTCGTCACGCAGGTAATTGACTTCCGCCATCAGCCGCATGGCCGTGGCGCTGGCGTGTCCCCGATGTGGCTTCATCAGCCCCGGCCGCACCCCGCCGCGCGCCCGGCCCTCGATCGTTTCGATCGGGCGCATGTTAAGCGCATCGGGCGTGGTATAGGGCGGCTGCGACTGGTAGCCGCCGCCCCGATGCAACCCGCCCAGCGGGAACTGCAATTTACGCGGACGATAAGCCACAAACTCACCTTTCATGGGGAGCATCGGCGTCCCGCCGGTATTTCCCGCGGCTGCACCATCTGCCCGGCGAGACGCCGACGCTCCCCTCAATCCTCAATCCTAGCTGGTCAGCGTCTTCCGCGTGTACTCCAGCCAGACGCCGTAGATATACAGTTCGTCGGTGGTCATCTCGCCGTTGGTCGGGTCGAACACGAGGGTCAGCGCCGCCGGCGCCGCCGGCACATGGGTTGCCGCGATGGTCATGCTGTACTCGGTCAGCGTCACGCCGCCATCCACTTCATCGTCCGTACCGGCGCAGTCGGTGTCACCCTTATTGAAGTACGCCTCGTTGACGATCACCGGCGTGTCGGTCGCACCGGCCATATTGGCCAGGTAATGCACCACCACATCGGCCGAATCGTCCAGGTCTGGCGGCATCGGGATCGTGCAGCCCACGGCGGTCTGCGTGGCGTTGCCGTCCCACGCCAGGACGATTTCTTTGTTCGCAAGCTGCTGGAAGCCCGGCGTAGCGCCGCCGGCCGCATACTTCGTCAAGGCCGTGCCGTCTTCCAGCGTGAACGATCCGAGCGGGATCGGTACAAACGCCTGCGCGCTCTGAATATGCTGGAACGCTTCCTGCAAGGCGCCCTCGATCGTGGTCGCCGTGATCAGGCTGCCGGCGTCGGCCAGCTCGGTCGGCGCCTGCGCCTCGAAATCGCACGACGCTCCGGTACCGACGTTCTGGTACCAGGCGTCTGCCCGACCGGAAGCATCCGTGTGGATAAACAAGCAGCCCTTGGCGTAGCCCGTACTGGCCAAGGTCGGCACGGTCGGTCCCCAGGCCAGCAGGTGCCCGGCCAGCGCCGCCTGATAGAGGACCTTGCCACTGGCCTCCATCAGCGCCTCGTTCAATTGTTTGTATAAGTTGTGTTCCGACATCGTCTATCACTCCTGAAAGTAAAGGTCCAGCCAGGCGAAATCGATTTCTATCGTCGCGTCGCCCGGTATGCCATCCGTGAACTGCCACACGATCCCCGTATTGGCGTGTTGCCAGTTGGCGACGGTCAGCGCCGCGACCGCCGCGCCCCATTCGGCCGTGAGTGTGTTTTTCAGATCGCCGACCACGTAGAGTTGCAACCCCGTCCCCGCCAGTGTGCCAATATCCGCCTTGCGGTCGGTACCGATCTGAGCGCCGGCGTGATCCACGATTTGCAGCAGCTTACAAATCGGCGCGCCGGTCTGCGCGGCGAGCATATTGAAAACCACGCCCGTTATCGTAGCCGCCGCCGGGATGGCCGCGCGGCCCATCAGGGCGGCGGCGTAGAATACCTCGCTATCCGGCGCGGCCCCCGACAGCGTCACGCTGGCCTCACCGCTGCCGGATGATTCGATATGGCTGGTATCGGCCCACGGCACGTTGCCCGGCGCCTGACTGTTCTGATAATCCGGCGGCAAGCGCAGCACGCCGCGCACCAGCGCCGGATCGATCCCGCGGTAGAACAGCGGCATTCGTCGCCGTCCGGTCAACCGTCTGGCTGTAGGCCATATCACCGCCATTACCCTCTTCCGTTCTTAGATCGCGCCGGCCCCGCCTTCATAGTTCCGCACCGTCTCGCACGGCATCAACTGGAACGAAGGCAAGGCGGTCGGCGATTCATAGTACAGCCTGGTAAACCCGGCCGGCAACACGATCGACTGATTGGCGTGCAGGATGATCTTGCCGGCTTCCGCCGTCTTGTCCGCCGTCGCCGCGCCGTCCGGGCTCAGCACGATAATATCCGCGTCCGCCACGCCGCCCACGGTTTCGCCGTTGTGCGACACCGCGTAGGCCACGTGTTCCTCCAGGTCGATACTGGCCTGTGTGGTTGACGACGCCAGCACGTTACCGAATTTGCTTGCCGCTGCCATAGTACAGCTCCTATTGCGTAACTCCGTTGACCACTACCGTCACCCGCCGCTCTTTTCGCGGGCTCCGCCGGCGCCGCGCTTCCGCGGCCAGGTTGCCGATAATCCGCGGCCCTTGCCGCAGGTCGTTATCGATCGCCGCCCGTAACCTTTGCTGCGCGTACCCGTTCTTTTCCCCGTACACCCCGAACCGGAACCGTTCCGCTTCCGCGTCGAGCACCGCCAGGAACGCCCCGGCGAACTGTGCCCCGCCGTAGGGATACTCTTCGTTCGTTTTTGCGATCTTGACCGGCTCCACCTTGTACATGAAGCTCAGCGTATAGACCTGGTCCGGTTTCGGCGCGAATTTCACACGCCGGATCTGGTCGGTATCGCTGTCGTGCGCCACCGATACGATCCCGAAGATTTTCGGCACGCCGAGTGTCCCGGCGTACTCGACCAGTTTTTGCCGCACGCGCGCCACGCCGACGTTCTCGATCGGGCTGTACCCCACGCTGGCCTGGTACTCGAACCGGTCCAGGATATGCCCGAAGTCAGCCGGCAGCTCGTAGTCTTCGTACCCGTAGATGGTGAACGCATCCGCCACGTCATCATCGTCGCTATCGAGCGCGCTGCTCAGCGTGACCTGACTGGTACTGGTCACCGAAGCTATGGTGTACGTGTTCTCGGAATCCGTGAACTTGACCGTGGCCCCCACCATCGCCGTCGTGAATGGTGTATTGGTAGCATCTTTGAGCGTAGTCCCGGTAGTCCCGGCGGTAACTTCGGCCGTCGCCACCCCGGTTTCCAGCGTGGTCTCGACTTCCAGGAAGCTCCACTTGTGGCTGACCCGATCGGGCGGGATTGGTTCGGGGTAATACAACCGTCTTTCGGCGTTCTCGATCACTTCGTCAATGTCGAGCTTCTGACCGGCGGTATAGTCCGGGCTGCCCCCGTAGGTTTTGCGCCCGTACCCCAGCAGCCGCCCGGTCCGTTTAGCCGCGCTTGCGTGCTTCACCGCCAGATCAGCCATACTTCACTCCAGCACTTGTCAGGGTGCTTCGTCCCTGATCTTCTCGATCTTCCCTTCCGCATCCGGCGGCGTTTCGACGCCCACCAGATCCTTTTCCGGCATCCAGCCGGTCACGATCGTGACCAATTGATCTTTGTCCAATGGCCCGGCGTTAATTGCCCGGCTGCGCCGGGCCGCGTCTTCGATCCGGGCCAGCAACTTCGCCGGGATCTCAGCCCCGCCCAGCATGGTCCTGATCTGATTCCGCTGCACTTCCCCAATCACCGACTCATAAAAAGGTTCAACCCGCGGTCCCATTCATCTTCTCCTTCTTCAGTAGGACGAAGTTCCACTTCGTCAGTCCAGTAGTGCGATCAGTCCAGTAGTGCGAAGTTCCACTTCGCACGGCACCCCGACCCCCAAGCCGGCCGGGCCCATGCCCGACCGGCCGTGGGAGGGGAAAGAAGCCAAATTTACGATTCGGCTGTACCGTGTGCGGTCAGCGCACGCCATTCCTGGCCGTACCAGATCAAATGCACATCGTCAGCCGCGCCATCCAACGTCAGAGTTCCCAGTGCTCCACCAGCCATTGTGAAACCACTTGTTACCGTGATGACCCAATCGCTGGTACCCAGGGCCGCGATCAACTTGAAGCCCTTCTTCTGTCCGTTGATCACGCCGTCGGCCAGCGTGTCGGTCGCGTTACCGTTAGCCAGTGTCACACCGCCCAAAGCGTAAGTGTACCCGCCGACCATCGCCGCCGACGCCGCGTTGTCGTTCAGGTCGATAAACTGCTGCAAGCCCGACTCTTCGCCGTCTTCCAGCAGGCACAACACGGTCAACGGTCTCTTACCCAGGACGAAGTAACCAACCTCCATCGTACCGCCATCGGAAGCGGCGGCGGTCAGCGTGATCTGCGTTTCGAGATCGACGCTGGCCACCACGTATTCACCCGCCGTACCGCTGTTGGTACCGTCGCTTTCAACCGTCTGGATAAATACGCGGTCACCGGCCACCACGCCGTTCGTGATGAACGTCGCCGAGCCGTCCGTCAGGATCAACCCGGTCGCGTCCAGGTACGCATCGGCCGCCAGGCTCAACTCCAACACGCCACTACCTTCGGCGGCGGTTTTCAATGCCAGGGCCGTACCCCGACCACCAAAACCCTGCAACCCGAAGATACCCGGCTGACCGGCCCCGACGCCGCAGGTCATACGTGTCACGCCAACCGTCGTGGCCACGCTGCACAGCACTTCGCAAATGCTGCCCGGCTCATAGATCCGGATGCGCTGGCCGCCACTGACCGCGTCGTATGCCTCGCACGTCACGCCGGCGAACCACATGTTGTTAGTTGTGGAAGGAAGTTCTACCCGCCGATCGCGCCGCTGATCCGCAACCGTCGCGGTCCCGTAGTCGCGGTCATAGCAGAGACCTTGACCCTTGAGCAACGCCACCGAACCGGTGAAGAACACTTCCTTGATATACACCTGGCCCTGTTTGTCGTAGATCGGATTTCCGACTACCATTATCTCACCATTCCTTTCATCAGCTCCGACTAGATCGCCGGGCCGATCAGAATGCCGTTCTGCCTTCGATCGCGACAGACCAGGTTGCCTTCCCCGTCGATAAACACTGCCAGCACCGTGTGCTTGTTAGCCACCGGTTGCGGCTTGCCTTCAACCAGGAACCCACCCGGCTTGACGCACCACTCGATCGTGGACCAATCGACCGCCACGATCTGCTGATTCGTCTTGGTGTCGAGTGCCGGCACCCAGCGAACCGGGTGCCGCTTGAAGATCACCTCATCGAAATACATACCCAGGTCCGGACCATGGTTGTCATTCTGCTGACGGGCCCGTTTCTCCGCCGCTTCCAGCGTGTACTCGTCTGTGTAGTACACCTGCTGATCGCGGGCTTCGGTGTAGTTCTCCTGAGTCGGCCGCGGTGCGATGAAGTTAGTCTTCCGGTGCATCCGCGCCCACTTCTTGATAAGGTCATCTTCCCCGAATGTCGTCCAGGAGTGGGTCCAATTCCGCCACTGCGCGTGCGTCAGTCCACCGGAAGGATTGGCGTGTCCGCTCGGCGTGATGCCGCCGAACTCGCCCGCACCGGTAGTTGCCGATGCGCCGGTGATTTTGCTCACGATCCAGTAGAAGATTCCAAACGGTGTCAACGTGTCAGTGTCGCCCGGCGGATCGGCCCAGAATTTCGCTTCCAGGTACTTGACCAGCGCCGCCTGGCCCTGCTCGCGCCGGATCTTGTACAGATCCAGAATGCGGACCGGGTCGGTGTTATGGTCAATCTCACCCTGGTCAAAGCTGAAATTCGCGGTAACCTTTTTCCACTGCACGACGACTTCGTGCAGACCGTCCACGACGGCCAGTACGTCATCGTCGTACATGGCGGTGGCCCGTGCCGAGCCGTTGTCTTCGCCCAGCACGTTCCGCCGAATATCCGTTCCGGGCAACTCTTTAGTCGCCTGCTCGGTCAGTATCTTGGGGGCCGCGTGGTACCGCTGAAGCGTGTACATCAAGGTGGTGTACTTCAGCCGGTCCAGCCCTTCCTGACTTGCCAGCAGGAGATCAGCCAATTCCGCGATCGTAATCACGAAAGAGCCTCACTTCCTGCGCTGTTTATAGGATGTCGGCTAACCGGATCCGCGATGCTTCGCCTGCGCCGCCGCGATCTTTTCGATCGCTTTGCGCTGCTTCTCGGCGGCCGTAGTGGCCCCCGGCTTGCGCGCCGTCGGCCTTGGCAGGCTATCTTCGTTGTATTCATCGATTTCCCGGTTGGCCTGGTCCTTCACAAGCGCTATGGCGTGCTCGTAAAATCTGCCGTTAAGTGCTCTCCGGAAAACTTCATCTTCATCCGGCACCTGTCCGCCATTTTCGCGCATCATGCCATTGCTGATCGCGGCCATCGCCTGCCACAGGTCCGTATGCTTCTCGAATTCCGGATCGCTCTCCTGGAGTTTTCCGACGGGCTTATCGCCGAAAATCTCCTGCCAACCGGGACCCAGCTCCTTGATCCGCTTGTCATGCCGGCTCATAAACTGCCTGGCGTTATGATTGATCTGCTTTTGACGGTCGGCCAGAAACACCTGCTCCATCTTGGCCACGCGCTGGTTCATCTCTTTGTAGATGCCCTTCACGGCGGCGGTCAGCGTTTCCTCGGCCACGTCCTCATCAATCTCACCCAGGTATTTCGGCATTTCCCCCGTTGGCGTGGGCTGGACCTCGACCGCGGGCTCCGTCGCGCCCGCGTCAACCCTGGCCGGCGGCTGCTCGGTTTTTAACGGAGCTGGCTGCCCCGCCGCCGCCGTCCATTCCATGCGATCCAGCAGGATCGGCAGTCTATCCGGTCCCGCCGCGGCGATCATCTCGTCGGTATATCCGAACTTCTTCGCCCGTTCCTTGAGCTGATCGCTGATCGCCGGCTTCTCCCGCGCTGCCTTTTCGGGCGTCGGTTCATCGCGGGCCGGAATTTTCTCATCGGCCGCGGCATCCTTACCCTTTTCCGGCGCAGTATCTTGTTTGCCCTTCGCGGGCTTCTGTTCTTCAGGCTTCTCCCCCGCCTTTGCGGCAGGACGAAGTTTCACTTCGTCAGCGTGGCTCCCACCAGGCTCCACCGTTTCTTCGGCCGGCGGCAGCCGGCTCTCGTTAATTTGTGCCAATACGGCCTTGACCCCTTCGAGCGCCTTCGCACTCGGCGCGGGCACGGTCAAAACCGCCGTATCACCATTTTGCTCTTTGCCTTTACCCATCGGTTCACTCCGCCAACCCTGGTCAACAAAAAAGGGCAAGCCGCGCTTTCGCGACTTGCCCAACCAGGCCGCTTCGTGTGTGGGCCGAAGTATTTCGTTAAGCGACCTGGCCAAAGGCCGCCCGGCCCGCTATTCGTGGTCCGTCGCTACTCGCGACGGCCCGCCGCAGTCTCACCGGATGTCTCTTTAACGTCGCTCCAATAATTCCGCAAGGGGTACCCCGGAATTTTATCCGCCACGGCGAACCCCGCCGCGTGTTTGTGACCGCCGCCGCCGTACATTTTGGCGATCTCGGAAACGTCCACGCTGCCCTTCCCCCGCAGTTGGTAGACGTACTTTCCATCCATAAACGACCAGCTCGCCACGAATCCATGCCACCCGGACACGCCCGAGAAACCTTCCCAGACTTTATCATCGATCAACGGCCGTTCCGACTGCGCCTTGGCGTACAAGCGCACGATCATCCGGTCGCACACGTCGGAAGCCAGCATATAGGGCGCGTTGACGCACAGGCACTCGTCCGGCCCGATGGCGACCTTGTCCAGCTCGATCACTTCCGGATTCTTGATCAATTGGATCGCCGCCTTCTCCTGCCACCGCCGGATCGCGATACCTTCCTGGAACAGCGTATCCAGTGGCTCCACCCGCACCATTTCATCGAAGCCCGCAAAATCAAAGTCGTAGGCATACAGCGCCGCGCAAATTTCGCGCGTCTGATCCATCCGGAACCGCCACAGATCCCGATCCTCGATATGCCGCAGCAGTTGCGGCACGTCTTCGCCCGGGCAGAAGTATTTCCACGCCAGCACGGCCCCCGACTGGTTCATATCGAAGATACAATCGTCCAACCCTTCCAACTCGCTGGCGGCCGACTGGTGATGGTCGATCACCACCACCTTCCTCATCTTGCGCCACTGCTCGATCTCTTTCCGCGGGATACTGTAGTCCACCAGGTAAACAGTAGCCCGCCCATCAGCCCGCAAAGACGGCACCTTCCCGTACCCCGCCGGCATGTATTCCGCCCGGTCCCCGAATTTCCGCCAGGCCGCGTAAGCCGCCCCGAACCCGTCCAGGCACCCGGCGTGATAGATCACCACCGGCCTGTCGCAATCCTCATCTTTTGTGGGACCGGTTTGCAACCGGTCATTCTGCTCTTCAACCATCGTCAACCTTCCTTTCTTCTACGGCCGATACTGTCGATAGCACGCATCCTTGTCGTACAGCTTAAAAAACTTGCTCAATTGATTTTCGTGATGCTGATTCTCCACCCGCGCCCTCCCGGTAGCCGGATCGAAGTGCGTCGGGATCCCCGCGTCGGCCAGCATTTTCTCGTCAGCCCTGATATGTTCCGGATTCGTACCGGTCCCAAACGTATCCGACCAGCGCGGCCACGGATTCGCCGCCCGCGGCAATCGCCCGGCAGCGCTGGTTGACCCGCAATGTTCGCACACCCGCGCGCCATCCGCGCAAGCCGAATACATTTTGCAATGCCGACAAATGAACCCGCAGATCATTTCTTCGCTTCCGCCGCCGCCCGTAGTCGTTCCAGCAAATCCGTCTGTTTTTCAACCATCGTGGTCATCCGGTTGACCGAATGATTCAACGCGCTAATGGCTTTGTCCAGGCCCGGCGGCCGGAACACCAGCGGCCGCCCGTCCGCGTCGCTTTGTTTGTGCAAGTCCGTCAATTGCTCGACCTGCGTGCCGATTTTACAGATTTTGACGTAACTATCCCCGTTGCTCCCCTTCTTCCGGTAACTCAGCACTTCCTTGATCAACAGCAGCGCGAAAATCCCCCCAACTCCGAGTTCGGTAGCTATATCTGGCAACTGCCCCAGCATAGTTACCCCTTTAACCGGCTGCCGCCAGTGCTCCCGCGTTCTGCGCCTGCGCCATGGCCCCGGCCATGTTCGCTTCCTGGCCGGTTCGCGACGGCGCGGCCGTGTTCACCCGCTGATGCGTCCGCGTCGTATTAGCCGGCGCCGGCGCCGGCTCGTTCGCGCCCGTTGCAACCGGCTCCGTACTCACGATCACTTCGCTCAGTTCCGGCATGTCGTACATGCGCGCCAGCTTATCGATCAGCATGCCCATATCGAACGACTTGCCCTGCCGCATCATCTCCGGGTATAGCGGCTGGAGCTGCCCCAGCATGGCCATCAGGGCTTGCGCCCGTTCGCCCGGCGACCGGTACGACAGGGCGTAAGGCTCGATCTTGATCTCGTAGCTCAGCAGATCGCCCTTACGGTGCTCCGGCCCGAAGCGCACCGGCACGGTCAACCCGGGCACCCCCGGTATCTGCCGCTCGAACACGTGCGCCGTGACCGGATCTTTCCAGATATAGTGCCCGATCGTCCGGGCACACCACTGCACGGCCCGCAAAACCCGCTCGGAAATATCCTGGATGAGCATCCCGGCGCGCTCATTTAAGATCCGCTCCTGCCCCAATGTCCCGGCCGATGGCGACAGGCCGCCCAGCATATCCAGGTTCCCGGCCGTCATAAAGAACCGGTCCACCAGGTGCATGCCGTAGTTGAACGTCCGCGCGTCCACCCCGCCCAGGCTGTAGCCCTTGAGCAATTCCGGCGACATGACCGGGATATAATCCCCGTCTTTGGAATGCAGGATCTTCTCGCCGTCTTCCCTGGCGTTCATCGGGCCGGCCAGGATATTCCGCTGCGCGTCGGCCTGGTCCTCCATTTTGCGGTACATATTGTTGGCCATGCGATGCAACTCGCTCAGCATGGCCACGCTGGCCAACGGCATGATATTCCGCGGCACGTCGCCGAACCCCAGGAAGTAGTACGGCCCGCTGCGCGGGCCTTTGAACTTCCACGTCTTCAACGGCCTGGCAGCATCGTGGCCCCCGTCGATGATCATCGTCTGCGTGGCCGGCAGGTACGTTTCCCAAAGATCCACCATATCCACCGGCCGGTCGTCCTGCCTGGCCCCCCTGGATGCGTCACCCGCCCGTTCCTCGCTATCGAAAGTGATTTTCTGCAATGCTTCGCGTGCCTCGGCATCCCACTTCTCATTGCTCCTGGCTTCTTCGAGTGGCATCTGGAACCGGTGTCCGCGGTACTGCGTATCTTTCCATCTTTCCGCCTGCGTATCGTGGAACCAGTCGTCCAGGTCGATGCTATCTATATACGGTTGCCTGGCCTTGTAGCCTTCCTGCTTATCGATCGAGCCTTTCAGGATCCCGACCCCGAAGAACGCGCCCATGACCGCTTCGCGGATGGTCTCCTGCAACTCCATTATGGCGATCCGCTGATTGATCGAATACTCGAAGTGTGTCGCCGTCGTGCGCAATTGCGGATAGTGCGTGCTCAGCATCACGCGCGGGTCTTTACCGACGATGTACCGGGCCCAGATTTGCACGGCCATCGTCAGCAGCGGCATCGGCACGGCATGTTCAGTCCCGCCGTCGCCGTAGTTCCCCCCGCAGTATTCTTTGATGGCGTACAGACGATTTGATCGGTTAGTGGCAAGTTGCTGAAATGAATTTTCCCGCGCGGCTGCCAGCCGGGCGAAGTCATCGGCATTGTTTGGGTCCATTGTTCCGGACCTCCAAACGCGCCGGCTGGCCAGCTTGCACCAACCAGCCGGCGCTACGAGGAGTTCACATCGTCCGGCAGACTATCCCCGCCACCGGCGTCCGTCAACCCTCAGGTAGCGCAAAGTTTCACTTCGCACAAAAAACCGCCGGCCGACCCTGGCTGCACAAGGCCGACCGGCTTTCAGAGAAGGTGTGCTTCACACCCGGCTTATCAAAAGCTGAGTTCCAAATCAAGCAGAACGAAGTTTCACTTCGTTCATTCCACCCCCTCGCCTTCAGTGCCGATTTTCAGCTTATCCTCCTGGTAGATCGCGGGCAGCCTGGCCAGCGATTCCGTTTGTACGTATGGATTGCCGGCATTGGCGCTCAGCAGGATCAGAATTTCGCCATCGCTGCCAAATTTTACTTCATTGAACATACCCACGTTCAGCGGCAGTTTGAGATACCCCATTGCTTCCACGTCGGTCGCGGACAGGGCATCGACCACCATCTTCACCTGCTGGCGTTGCATCTCCATCTCTTCCGCCGTCAGGCCCTTGGAGCAACCCGACAGGAAGAGCAACCAGAGCAGCGCCAGCACCACACCAACCATTTTCCACATAGCATTCTCCTTTCAAGCAGGACAAAGCTCCAGCTTTGTCAGTCAGTTAGAACGAAGTTTCACTTCGTCAGTTTTTTAGACCAAGCCATCGTGCAATCCATCTCACACCTCCGCCGACGCACGCAGCCGTCGCTGGCGCTTTCGTCGGTTCTGCTCAACGACGCGCATCGCGGCCTGTAGACTGCGATGGTTGCAATAGTGATTCGAAACCTCTTCATATATCTGACGCCCAGTTGCCTTTGGGTGAGCCTCACGGTATATCTGGATACGGTCGTAACAATCCTGTGCTGGACCGATGCCCGCGCAGGTTGGCAGACCCGCCGTTCCGCCCGGTTCGATCTCCGCGAGCATATTCAGCATGCGCCGCCGATGTTCCGGAAATGGCAGATTGGGCATCCTTTGCGCTTCAAGCACCAGCGTTACGCTTTCGGGCGTGACGCGGTAAACGCCTACGCCTATCTTGCGACAATGCTCAAGCGACCGCTTGCGCGGACTGGTGCCGACTGCGGCATACGACAGATCGCCGTACAGTTGTCCACGGCACGCCTGATACTGTACCCGCCGAGTCAATGACGTCTTGGCCTCCAGCACGATCACCACGCCATCTTTCACGGCCACCAGATCCATGACATACCCCAGCATCTGTATCTCACAGTAGACCGCGTAACCCTGCTCGGTCAGCCACGCGCTCAGACGCTCGCACAAACGGGCTTCTGGGTTCTCTCTCATTTATACCACTCCTCTTCAACCGCCCACCAGAACTATCGAGTCATCCGGCGGCACTTCTGCATCCTTGTCGCCGCGCATCCTTTGAGCTATCTGCCACGCTCGGCGACCAATGTTGTTCATCGACGAACGGGCCGCATCATGGCGTTCCAGACGGTACTTCTCGGCGTTTTCAGCCGTCATGTATTTGACGGCTTCCCTTTCGGCCTTGCGCTCCGCAGCCTCGCCGATGCGCACGGACCCCAGGGCCTCGGCTATGGCGTCGTTGTTCTGTTTCAGATATTCCGCAAGATCTTTAATCCCCTCCTCCTCAAGCCACCGAACCCACCCGAGCAGAACGGGCGTCTGCCGTTCGCCGTCTTCCGATTTGAGTCCATAATGGCCCTCCCCCAGCACGGCGACGGCCACCGCACCAACCAGAAAGTCATTGCATTCCAGGGTGTAAGCATCACTCGGGTTGATAATTTCGCAAATCATCGATACCACTCCTCTTCAACGCGCGACGGGCTCTGCGCTCCGCCACTACACGCACCGTCCTTTGCACTGACGACCAGATCCTCCCTTTCCACCAACACGCTACAGGCGCCACGCCCGACGTCGCAGCCCATTCAATCTTCGTCGGCATCGCTCAACCTTTCAACCCGCCCTGTTCACCCATCTCTTCTTCTCCGCCGCCCGCCGGGCTTCTTCTTCGCGGACCTTGGCGCGATACGCCCAGCAATTCGGCTTGGCCTTGGCCGGATCGCTGACCGCCCGGCGTTCCTTGATCTCGATCCCGTCCCGCGTGCCTTCCCACGCGAACACGCCCGCCGAAGTCCGGTCACCGTGATTGTGCCTTGCTCCCGAAGGATCGCGCGTCTGTTTGCTGGCCGCGTGCTCGACCGTCCCGGCCGAATACCGGAACGCCGGCATCTCGTTGACCATGTCGATCGACCTGATCGTACACTTCCCTTCGCGCAAACCCATCCGGAAGCGCCCGTGCGCCGTCTGCTTTAGCGGCCCGGTCGCGTGGAAGCCCGGCACGCTGGTCGCCGGCTCGCCGATGCGCCCGGCCCGGCGCCGCATATACAACGGCATGTAATTATATTCGAGCACCACGCTCCCGAACAGCAGCCCCGGCCCGTTGCATTCGTAGACCATCAGGGCATTGTCACCGCCTTCGGTACTGAACCACCGGCCCAGCGCGATCGCGTTCCGGGCTACCTCCTGCGGCTCCAGGTTATGATCGGCCCACTCCGCCGCCTGCTCGCCGGTCTCGCCGCTGAAGATCACTGACGCCGACACGCTGGCCCCGGCCTGCCTTTCCTGCGACACGCTGGCCACGTCGTTGCCCATCACGTACCGACCGGGCACCGGCCGCCCGCCTTCCAGTTCGCACCACAGCTTCAACGGCCCGTAAGGATCTTCGATAAACTCGACCGGCGCCAGCGTTTCCGGATCGTAGGCCAGGCTGCCGACGTAGCGCGGCGGCAGGCAATCGTCCATCTTGATCCGCATGACCAGGTCACCGGGATAGAAAGCCCCCTGGCTGGCCGCCCGGTTGCGACGTACTTCCTGTTCCATCTCCATCCGCGACCCGGCCCGGCTTTCACGCCAGTCGAACCAGGGTGAGCGCAGCCAGCCGTCACAGACGAAGTTGTAGTGCGGGTACACCGCCGCGGCGAGTTCTTCGTCGGGCACGGTCCAGTCGCGCCCGGCCAGCCTGAGCTGGTTCCGCCAGTACGGCTTATCGTGCAGGATCAACTCGTTATTTTTCCACTCGTACAAACCCGGCCGCTTCAGCGGATGCAGAGTCCAGTCGAGTTCGATCCGCCGACTTGCCCAACTCGGGTCCATCACCTTTTCGTCGAACACGTTCCCCGGATCGCCGCAAGTGCCGTTGATAAAGCGCGAGTTAGCCGTATCGCCGGTGGCCTTGAACACGCCGAACCCGCCATCCGGGTACATTTGGGCTTCGTCGAGCATCGCGCAGGTGCAGCGGCCGCCGCGGAACATGTCGGACGTGGTCGAACCGCCTTCGATCGTATTGCCGCGTTCCAGGTTAGCCATGTGCAGGTGCGTCCGGGAGCCCAGCGGCATTTCCGGCTTCATCCACGACGGCAGCCACTTCATCACGTAATCGAGTTTGGGCAGGAGTGCGTCCAGATCGTCCCGTTTATCCACCAGCGATTCGACGCGCGACGCCATCCGGAACGTGCGGTACTTGAGGAATAGCCACTGGTGCAGGATCACCAGCAGCATCATCCAGGTAGCGGCCATATCGCGGCTTTTATCGATGATCCGATCCTCGATCCCGACCGCGGCGTACAGGTTAATTATGGTCGGATCCTGGAACTCCCAGGTAATGAACGGCAGGCGCGTTTCCGTTTGCGCGTCTTCCGCCCGCGGCTCAAACGTCCACACAAAAGTATTGATCCAGAACAGCGGATCGCGCGCGCACATGATCCAGATTTCCTGCGCCGCATCCCGATCTTCGTACCCTTTTTCGAGCAGGAACCGCCGGAAGCGCATATTCTCCAACCGATCCTTCGGCACCCGCCCATAGAACGGGCAATCCTCAACTCTCTCGATCTTCGCCATCAGCCCGATCTACTTGAATATCTCGATGCAATGCGTTCTTGACCAAGTGCCGTCCGCTTTCGGCTCTGTTTCCCGCATCAACCACAAAGCCACTTCACTTTCCCATACGTTTTCAACGATCCAGCCGCCGACACACATCGCGTTCACGTCATATATCCACTGGACACCATCGACCAAGCGGCAAGCCACCACCGTTTTAGCGATGTCCAGAGGCTGCGTTGTTGAATCAATCGCATTCATTTTCGCCGGCTTAATGCTTTTCACTTCGCACCCTCCACCACCGCGATATTATCCTGGATCTTCT